TTAATCATTCGCATACCCTTCATTCTCTTTAGTCAACTTACCCGTCATACCAAAAAACAGCACCCAAGCCATAGCCTGAGTGCTGTCTGTGCAGCGTATATTAATCATACCGCTCGAAACATCTTCTGTGTTACCGCTTTCTTTCCGGAGGTTTTATCAAGCTCCTCCCTTGCATTCTCCAAGTCCTCCATACGCTTAAGTTCATCTGTTGCATCTTCAAGTCCGAGATGCGTATAGGTGTTGAGTGTAACTCCTATTTCGGAATGTCCCATAAGGTACTGCAGTGTTTTTGGATTCATTCCCGATTTCGCCATATTCGAGCAATATGTATGTCTGCAAATATGCGGTGTTATATTCGGCATTTGTATTCGATAAATGTCATTGTATCTTTTTACCATGTGATTAAATCGATGTTCCCAATGCATTGCCACCAGTGGATTTCCGTCTTTGTCATAGAACAGAAATCCGGCATATCCATCAATGAATTTTTCTCTTTGCGGCGGTTCTCTGTCCTCTATTATTGCCCTAAAGCACCTTGCCACGTCCTCAGTAATCGGAAGTTTTCTTGTTCCCGCGTTTGTTTTGGTTGATTCAATTACATATCGCATATCCGAGGTTCTTTGCAACTGATGGTCAATATTGACAATTCGTTTCTTTAAATCAATATCTCTAAGTGTAAGTCCGCAAAATTCAGATATTCTCATACCCGTATGGAATAGGATATAAACCACCTCGTAATACTTACAATAGCAGTTATCATCATGCACAAATTTCAAAAACTGCCGCATTTGCTCTCTTGTTATTGCAGTTCGTGTATGTGAATCATTCACCACAACTCCGGCAAGCTGAAATTCAAATGGATTCTTATTTAAAATATCATCATCAACAGCCATCTGAAATGCAGGTCTAAGAACTCCGCGTACCGACTTGACCGTACTGTAACCTTTGCCGTCACTCTGCATTTTAATAAGGAAAAGTTTTGCATCCGATGTTTTAACGTCTGCTATTTTCGCCTCACTAAATTCCTCTTTTTTCAAGATATTCTTCACAAAGTTATAGTTTGCAACTGTACTGTGTTTCGCCCCTGTTTTTGTGGAGAGGTATCGCTCTACAAGTTCGTTCACTGTTATATTTCTTTTCATCGGATCTAGCTGCGATTCCAAATCGTATCCTATCTGCTTTTCAAGTTCCCTCAGTGAAAGACACGGTTTCTTTCCTGCTGGTAATTTGTCCGTAGGCTCAAGTTTCCAACTGTACACAAAATGCGGTTTGCCTGCTATATGATACTTAAACTGATATTTTCCGTCTGCTCTCATTGACTCACCCGCTCTCAAAACTCTATGTTTTGAATCACGTCTTATTCTTCCTCTGATTCCCATTATCTGCACCTCCTAAGTTCCGGATGTTTTAAGATATACTTCTCAAATGCCGTTCTGATAATCAATCTTCGACTGCCATAGAAAACGATAAAATCATGAACCGTTTTTTCTCTGATAAGAGAATGAAACTTTCTTTGACTGAGGTTGAAATATTCAATCGTTTCTGACAGATTTAATAAATCCTTTTTCTCTGCTGTTGCTCTCTGCATAAAATTTCTTCCTTTCTGTTCTTTAATTTTTACTTTTAGTTTGATTATAAGCTTTATTAAGCTTGCATTATATATCACTCTAAAAGCTCATAAAGTCAACTACTTACGGCAAATAAAATAAATTTATATCGTAGAAATTCGGCAGAGATGTTCCTCAAATTTAGGACGTATTATTAAATATCTGTTGCCGCTGTAAATAGAGAATACTCCGATATTATCTTCCGCCAGTCTGCGGATTTTTTTGACTCCGATATTGAAATATATACTTGCTTCTCTTATGGTAAGCATATATTTTTCTCCGAGTGTTATAGGTACATTTTTCTCTTCATTCATTGCAATCACCTCTGTTATTTATATATTGCGGTTCTCAAATAATAAAAATAATGCCCGTTAAGAAAATCAATCTCTAACGGGCATAAACTCAACTATTCACTTTTACCGTCCCATCTGTTTTCATATACTCCTGCTCTGTCATTTATAACAAAAACTCTCAGAAGTTCATCAGTCAAGCCCAGACAGCCGTTTTCATCACCTTTAAGAAATCCCTTATCCATCATTTTCTGAACAGTAGGTTTTGCCCATTCAGGCATATTGTCATCAACATAATTGTAAATCATTTTACTGTTCAGTTTATTTACATCAGCCTGTAATTTTGCTATTTCTGCTTTCAACTCCGTATATTCCTTACTCATAATTTCTTCCTCGCTTTCTGCCGTTTCATAATCCGGTCTGCAGAACTTCGTCCCCGCAATATTGCTGATATAATATCCTTTTCTGCAGACACCGCCGCCGTTTGCAACAACCGCACTTCCGGCTGACGTATTTCCCTCAACAGTAGTGAAATAATCACCGTCCACGCCGGTTACAATTCCCGTATGCGTAAATACCCCATTATGATTAAATATAACAATATCGCCCCTTTTCGGATTTGCGTACAATTTAAAAAGTCCCGACATTGTCGGACAATATACATACGGATAATGCTTCAATAATTGATGTGCCTTATCCACTCCGAAAACCTTGGTAAAGCACCATGTAACAAACACCGCACACCACGGCTGTCCTTGATATTCGTTTTTTATATCACGCCAATACTTAGTATAATTGTTCATACCGGCATTCGCTGTTTTATCATCAAGCTGTGAATTACTTGACTTCTCCAAATAGCCGACTTCATTATCGGCTGTCTGAATCAATTTATCTATTGCAGTCATCTCTTACTCCTTATCATCGTTAGGTGTATCGTATGTCAATGCACGTTTGCTGTCTGTAAATCCTGTTGTTGTAGGGTCTGTAATTGCGTTATATACACTGACAATTACAAGGCTCAAAATGTACGGGCTTGAAACCGCCTTTATAAGTACTTCCCCCAATACCGACCACGAGCTCAAATCCTCGGCTGTAAGTCCGAGATATGCCAGTATCGGCATAATTACAGACAGCAATATCTGTGCCCAAAACATAGGATTTCTCATTCGTACTTTCCAGTTAATCATTTTACATATCCCCCTTCAGTTCATCAATTTGGTGCTGCTGAGATTTAAGTGTATTTTCCGCAATAGCCACTCGTTCAACAACACTGTTGTGTTTTTCTACTTTACGTTCAAGCTGTTCAATTCTATACAGTGTCTTATTGTTTGAAACAATACCTGCAATAATAGAACCGCCGAGCGTTCCTACAAGCGACAAAATCGCCACAACAACCGTACTTTCCATAGTCAGTACCCCCTTATCAGTTATTTTCTAATTTTTCTACTCTTTCAAACAGGTCTTTTATCGTATTAAATATATCACTCCTTCCTATACAAATCGGCTTTCCGTCTATATAGATATATTCCGCTATATCTCCGTCTTCTGCCACTATATATACGGTTCTTTCGTCATCACTTTCATTTCCCGATTTTGATGTTATGCTTATATTGTCAATCCCCATTTCAACGCTATTTACATAAGAATAAATCTCAAGTCCCGTAACCTTACTTGCAGACTTATCATAAAAATCAATCTCACCGCTTAATTTGGCGGATTCATTATTGTTTGTAATACAATACGATACCGTTTTTGACTCGTAATTGACTTCTATTCGACTATGAACCCAACAGTTAAAAAAGTTGTCTTTCCACGTCAAGTCACTGTTTATGTAATAATACTTTCCGTCTTTTGTGCCTTGCGAAAAAACAACTCCCGTACTGTCATACGAACCTCTGCTTGATTCTCCCGGACGCTGTGCCAAATCAGACAGTCCTATATACCAGCGGTCGGTATTTATTTTCGTATCAAACTCAATTATCAGTTCTTTTGCATTAGCCGTATATTTTGAAAAGTCAAGATAAGCAAAAGCATACATATTCGCTGCATTTGAACCGGTTACAATTTTTTGATACTTGTTGCCGTCACTTTCTTCCGCAACAGATACAGTACATCTATTTATAGCATTGAATTTTGAAACACCGTCTGAAAAACCAAATTCAACAGACATTGACGGCAGTACGCCTACAACTTTTTTCTTCAGATACCCTTCTGTTTCAAGCATAGCCACATCAGCCTTACCGTTCCAATTTTGCTTGTCACCGGCAGTAACGTGAGTTTCATCACTGCCGATATGGTTATTCACTATATCCTCAAGTGCATCTAAATCTTCGCCTTTTGCCAATCGTATATCTTCCGGCATACTTTATCACCCCACGCTATTCCTTTACAAAATGATCTTTAGGATTATAATAAATATAATTGTTATCCGTACTCCAACCATTCCAAGAAAGCTTACTCACAATGCCGCTGCTGATACTCCACAAGTATCTATGGCGTCCATATACCGTTCCGTCCGGATAGATTACAGCCTGAACATTATATATTTCACTTTCGTCACCGGATTCGGCTGCCCACGACACTAAAAATACGGGTGCATTCGATTTATTCGGCAGTTGAGCGTTATTTCCTACCTGCACTATATCAGTCTTATATGTACCGTTTTGATACTGACTGTATGTAATTCCGAAACTGTCAATATTACTGCAAGTGCTGATATTATCTTTATCAAACAACAGCATAGCATAAGTGCTGTCCAATGTTGAAGATACCAGTTCTGAAATCTTTTTGTCCACTGCTTGCACCAAGTTCTGCACAAATGCAGTTGTTGCTATTCTCGTTGAAATATCAGATGACGGCGGAGTCGGAGATTTCGGTGTACCTGTAAAACTTGGTGAATTTTTGTCCGCTTTGCCTGACAATGCCGTCTGTATGCCTTGTATCAGTCCCTGCACAAAAGCAGTAGTAGCAATCTGTGTAGAATTTGTACTGCTTGACGCAGTCGGTGCGGTTGGTGCACCCGTAAAACTCGGTGAATTTTTATCTGCCTTAGCAGACTCCAATGTTTTAATAAGTGCGTCGATATTTGTAAAATTCTCATTGAGCACCTCTATATCAATAGTGTCGGACGGTGCCGGCAGTTTAAAATTATGATTTGATGTGTATTTCATTTTTCACGCCTCCTTATAAAAAATGTGCATATGGCTTATTATCTTTAAATACCACATATGCGTTTGCTCCATTTTCTCTTAAATATACCTCATTGTTTTCTACATACAGCCACGTTCTGCCGTCATAATCTTTAACACCTCCCCATGTAAATATTTTTGCATTGCCCCATGTCCCAAGTTTTTTCTGTACTTCGCTCCAAGTATTGCTTTGAAACTCATAATTGACTTGAAGATGTGCGGGCTTAACCTCATCCACTGCCGATTTTATCTGTTCAAAATTATACGGCACGCCTTTACGTCCGCTGAATTTAACAGCTACTGTATAATTTTTATAATCCTCGGTTATTATACAGCCTGTCCTGTCATACATTAAAATAAGCTGTTCAAGTTCCGATTTTGTCAGAAGATTATTTCCTTGCAGTCTTGCAATTACTCTTGCTCTCTTAGTTTCATTATCTGCCGTAATTTCAGACAGTCCTACGTCTTTTTCATGCAGCAGAAAACTATCTGTGGTAGTAATAAACAGACGCTTATCTTCATCAGAAATATCTTCCGAAACTTTATCAAGTATTGTTTGAACCACACTGTAAAAGTCCTTTACCGTCTTTGATTTTCTATAGTAATTCGGAAGTCTGTCAATCATTTCAACACCACGCTTTCAAGCACTGGTACAGCTCCGTCTGCTATTTTGATATTTTCTGTTCCGCTGTTGACCTTTAAATCCGTATAATCCTCAACACCCGATATTGATAATATAAGACTGCCGATTTTGGCATACGATATATATTCCTTTTTTATAGCCTCTCCCGACAAATAGTCCTTTAATACATTTTCAACTGTTGTCTGTATGTTTGATGTATTATCAGATGTCAGCCTAACTGATATATTTATCATAACGGGTGACGCACTGACCACTGTAACTTCTGCACCGATTGGTTTGTTTTCCTCAATGTGCTCTTTCACTTTTGAAATAAGTTCACTGCCTGCGGGACGGTTATCAGCATCTACAATTACTACTTTTACTGTCCCCGCTCCGTTCCAAAGCGGTATTACTTTTACATCTCCCACTCCGCTTACTTCTTTTGCCCATTCAATATAATGATATTTATTTCCGCTGACATTCGGGCGTGACACTTTTTCAAGGTATCGTTCCAATAAGTCTGCATCGCTTTCTGCGTCATAACCGCCTGTAAAATCCGTTATATTCTGAACGGCTGTAATTCCGGGAAGCGTTATAGGGAATCGATTTATATCTCCTTTTTTCACATTGCCTACACTGCCTGAAACAGTGCAAGTCGCACCGACTTCAACAGAACCGTTTTCGGCAATGCTCACTGTTTCATTTACTTCAAACAGGACATTATCCGCCGCAACCTTTGCACCTTTCAAAATCACTTCACCTCGGTTTCCGCTGATTAGCAGTGTACCTTTTGAATAAGTGGCTGTTTTACGCACTATGTTCTGCTCGGCTGTCTTGCGGTCAAGGTATTCTCCCTCTGCCGTCACGGCAAATGTGTTTTCTGACAATCTGCTTATCCTTTTCTGCAAAAGATATATTTGTTCTGCCACGGGATAAAGAAGGTCATAAAAAAACGAGCCGACCGAAATATCATATTCTTCCGGCACGCTCGACAGCATATATTCAATTATTTCATCAAGTGTCATATGGTGTACACCTCCGCACTTTCTCCGTAAGCTGTGTTTAATGTGAAAGATATTTTAAGTATCGCTCCGACTTTCTTCGCAGAAAAACCGCTCATACTATAAATATCCTCATTCCGCAAAAGTGCTGTTTCTATTTCTCTGCGAAGTTCTGATTCTGCAAAATCAAAGTTATATGATTTTCCTATTACCAAATCTTCAATATTTGCACCGTATTGTTTGTCTTTGTATATGGAGTATCTGTAAAGCTGTGTCCTCATACATTTTTGTATCCATAGCTTAAGAGCATTAATGCCCGATAAAATAACGGGATTGCCGTCTTTCATAACAAATTCGCCGTTACCGAAATCAAAATCAAATGTCTTTTTCATTATTCGGTTACTCCTATCACAACAAACTTGTTGTCGTTGTCATACGGCAATAAAACTACTTCTTTTCCGAGGTATTTGTATTCCGTATGATTGTCCCTCTCTTGTGTTTCATAAATATCAAAGACCGATTTTATATCACTGTCATCAAGTAAAATATTGTTTCCAAGCTGTATTACAAGTTTCGGCAGAGATATAATTCTGCCGAACATCGGTGTATATGATGACGGATTGTCTCTTGCTTTTATATGTCTCGCTAAATCTGTAACTCCACTCATATCCTTGTTCCTTTCCACGAAAAAAAGCGACTACCTAAGTAATCGCTTTATATTTTAATCTTCTTTTTCTGAATCTTTAATTAAATGCTTAGCCTATTAATAATAACTTTAAATATTATTCTTAAACAGCAGTATTATAATGACCCACCTCATTTCCTCTTAGCTTACTAATAGAATAATCCTCTCGTAATGTATCCAGTTTGTATTTATTTTTATACTCTAACAAAAGAGTATGTATTTCTCCTAAATTATCAATATAATCCACCAATATGTTAATATTTTGCACATTTTGAACATTTTGATTATCTCCAAATAGCTTGTATGGTTTATCTGATAAAATAAACATTCCTATCGGCAAATTTTCATAATACCATACATGGTCTTCTGATGACTGTATACAAAACTTCAATGAATTACCATTTCCCACAAATAAATCAATGAAGTTAGAATTTTTTGCTTTAATAATCTTATTAATAATTTTGTCATCTAAATATGTATGATACTGCAAAAACAATTCATTTAATATTTCATAAAAATTCTGGCATTTCATTTCTAAATATTCATACCATTTCATTCTATTCTTTGTATCTTTATGTAAAAAGGCTGTATCAGCATCACTATTTATGTCCAACTTTTTTATTTGTCTATAAAATTTGTCATTAAAACATTCTATATCCGACTTAACCCCATTATGAACTTCTTCCCATTCTTCTTCCGTACAACAATTCTTACACATAAGTAACAAAAGATAAACAGAATCTTTATAAAATGAAGATAATTTACTGATCACTTCTTTTTCTACTGGTTTCTTTCTCTTTTGTTGAGGAATAAATACAGTCAATAGATATACAAAATATCCAGTTATATAGCCCGTTGCAATATTTAGCATAGATGCATCTACCGCTTTTTTGTGACATAATATTTGATTAATAATCTTATAATCTAACACCTTGAATAAGGGTATTTCTGACCACTTAATTGAAAGATACAAGGCTATAAGAAATAATATGTGTAATACATATTTTTTTAAATACTTTATAATTGTTTTTATAATACTTATTATATTATTTCTATATTTTAAATTCATTATATCCCCTTTGATTATATACCTCATACACATTGAAAATATATTTTATTTCTCATAATCCATAACAATTATAGCAAAATAAACAAATATTGTCAACACAGATCATTTATTATAATATTAGTGTATTATAAGCTTGTTAGTTATTATATAATATTACATTTTTATTGACATATAGTCCAGGTCATAAACTATTCTTTCAATTATAAAAGCGACTACCTAAGTAATCGCTTTACATTTTAATCTTTTTTTTCTGAATCTTTAATTAGATCCTCAGCTTTTTTGCATCCGCCTTCTACCCATTCTTCAAATTCAGTCTGTACTCGCACAGACTGATTAATTTGTTCTTCCACCATTTACACCCACTTTACTCGTTATGAAGAGTATTATACCACAACACATACTTTAAATCAACTATTCATTCAAGTTTACTCAACTCCAGTTTATCAAAATGCCAGCCGTCTTTATAACTGTGGTTTGTGCTTTCGATTGCATACTTCACACCGTCTACCGATATAACTTCTCCGGCTCTGGTATAGCTGTCATATTTCTCTACTATTTCAAACGAAAAAGTTTCATTCACCTTTGTATTTTCGTTAAGCTCACGTTTTGCAACTGTATCGGCATTTTCTTTTTCGGTATCTATCTTAATAATTTTCTGCAAAAAGCCATATTTATCAATAAGGTCACGGTTCTGCAACACCATCAATTCCTTATATACATTATCCTTTTCAGAGGTTATTTTAATAGAGTTGTACATATCCTCAATAGACGTGCTATGGCTTACATTGCCTCTGTAATCAATCGAATATCCCTGTCTTACATTACTCGCCACTTGAAATTCAGGATAGGCTGTCAAATCTCCGATTTTGTATATTCTCAATCCTTCCGGCACAAAATCAAAGTTATAATTCCCGCCGCACTTTTCAAGAATATCTTTGAGTATATCCGATACGGTTTTATCAAAATATATCTGCTTTATATTTGCAGTCAATTCCGGCAGCATTACAATAGATATAGACAAGTCATTACAGATTTCTTTGATAGCATTGGCTGCCGAAATATTTTTAAACTGATATGTCTGACTTGTTTTATTAAGATACCACCCAAGGTCAGCAATCGTATATTTATTACTGTTCTTGTCACCGTCATCTGCCTTAGTTATTACTCCCCGAAAAATCTCTGCATTTGTTACCATTCGGATAATATCGCCGACTTGCGGTGTGTACATCAAATCTTTCAGATATGCTGCGTCAGTTTTTGCTATATCAAAAGACATTGTAGTTGCAAGTTCATATATACTGTTTTTCCACGACAGATTTCCTATCATTTCGGTTATATCGGTATCATTTGCATATATTCTCAATTCATCAGTCGGCGTAATCGGAGTAAGGTTCTGCATTGCAGGATGAATGTTTTCCTTAACTCTGTTATTCCATACAGCCGTAGGTTCTTTTTCTCCGCCGTATGAATTTTCCGAATACATATAGCTTTCCATACTTCCGGAAGATGATGTTCCGTTTGACTTATCGGAGTATTCCGGATTAAACACATAATCATAATTACCGCCTGCAAAGCTCCATGTATGACTTCCCACAGTTCTGCAGTTGCTTGTCCCTCCTGTATTACCTTCAACAGTAGTAAAACTGTTACCGCTTACGGAAACAATTATTCCGGTATGTCCCTCACGCAGAAATATATCTCCTGCGTGAGGTGTATATGTACCATTTGTAACTTGATGTTTTGAATGAAGTCTGCCGTTTCTTCGTGCCCAATCAATACAGTTAGGACAGTATGAGTAATTAGGAACTATACTTGTCGGAATACCGCACTGTCTTACAACATAGCTTACAAACGCCGCACACCACCAAAAGTTATATCCTATATTTTCAACATTGTCGGAATACCAATGAGTATATTTATTGTTATTTCCGCACTTGCCCCCTATTTCCTGCATTTCTTTTCTTGCACGTTCCGCAACATCAAATCCCGATGACATTATTCAAGCAGCCCCAATCTATCCAACCACACAATTACACGCAAATCATCATATTTTAAATTCCATCCTTCGTCCGTTCCGCTGAGTACACCCTTGTCAACAGCCTTTTGAACACTCTTTCGTGCCCACTCCGGCATATTTTCATCAATATAGTTATATATCATTGGATTTGCAAGGGTTTCAACAAGTCCTACAAGGTATACAACTTGTTCTTTGAGTTTATTAAGTTCTTCCATATCAATTTCATCCTCCGCATTGTTTTGGTCCTCATAATTCAGAAGATTAAACTCCTCTAAATCAAGTGTGTACCAAAGGTCACCGTCTGTCTTTATTGTGTATTTAAAGTCCTTGACCGCAACAGCCATATTTATCGGTGTTTCTGTAATAATAAGGCGTATAGGAAGTTTCAGGTCTATCCATGTATCAATTTTATATACATATTCCCACCCCTTCATTGACTTATCACGCAGATACGGATAATCTCTTATCGGGAAAAAGCTTGAAATAGAAATACTTTTTAATTTCGGACTTCCTATCAGCATAAGTTCGCCGTGCGATACCGTTTCAAATGTTTCGGTTGACTGTGGTTTGCTTATTGTAAACTGTGACGGCAAAACAGGAATTTTCAATATATCCGCTCTGTTATTTACGCTCAAATATATATCCAAATTCGCACCTCCGACCTAAAAAACTGCAAAGAAAAAAGCCGTCAGGAGTTGACAGCCACAAAAATCACATATTCTCCAACACTTCAACAATTCTTTTTGCCACCTTATTTGCCAAAGTATCATCATCTTCACCGTTTGAATACACAGTAACATTTATCTGGTTTATTATGCTTGGTTTCTCATTTGCAGACACCGGTTTCATATAGTTCTGCAGTGTGTTCCAAAATCTGTCGAGCGGAAGAATTGCCTCTGCTCCGGATTCACCTCCGACCATAGGGAAACCACCGTTCATACCGAACATTGTAGGACGTGTCATAATACCGCCTTTTGCGTACCATTGTATGCCGAGTTTCGGTATCGGTGTATTGATACCGGCAATACTGATAGTTCCCGTCTGCACAATATGTGGAGTTTTAATAATACCTTTTATCCCGTTCCATACATTGCTTATTATACTCTTTATTGAATTAAAGACGCCTGACACCGTGTTTTTGACTGAATTAAACACATTCTGAAATGTTGTTCTTATACTGTCTATTACTGTTTTAATTCCTTCTGTAACATTCGTTACAACCGTCTTTATATTGTCAAAAGCAAGTCCTGCGGATAATGTTATCATATTCCAAATATTTATTATAACATTCTTCGCACCGTCAATTATTAATGTAATACCGCTTATCACATTCTGCACACCGTTTTTTATAGTTTCGGTATTCAATGTAAATATACCGACTATCACTTGGAACACACCGGATATTGTTGTTTTAATACCTTCAAATATTCCTGCCACCGCCGTTTTTATATTTTCAAAAACAGACTTTATGTTATCAAAGAACATTTGAAAATTCTGCTTTATTCCGCCAATAATATTCGATATTACCGTTTGTATATTTAAGACGGTATCGGATACTTGATTTTTAATGCCGTCAATAACTTTTCCGACAGTTACTTTGACGTCATTTACAATCTCGGAAATTACATTCTTAACCGGAGCAAGTGCTGTACTTACCGAAGTTTTTATTTCTGCAAATTTTTCAGTAATTGCTGTTTTTACCGAAGTAAATTTTTCTGCGATTTTGTTCTTTATTCCGTTTGCGGCATCACCGATTGACGATAACTTTTCTCCGACAGCTTCTTTAATTCCGGTAAACTTCTCACTGATTTTTGTCTTTATTCCGTTAAATGCACTTATGCATTTATCCACTATCGGTTTCAAAGCACCTTCATTATATGAATTTCTCACAAATTCAAAGGCTTTTGAAAAGGCACTGCCAAATACATCTTTTATGCCTGATAATTTTTCTTTGACAGTATTCAGAATAGGAGAAAGTTTTGTTTTTACACTCTCGACAATCTGTCCGAGTTTTCCGCCCGTGAGAGAGTTTATTGCATCATAGCCGGTCTTGTAATATTCTTTTATTGCTGTCATAGTACCGGCTACTGCACCTTTTATTCCTCCGCCGTGTTCCTGATATGCATTCTTGATGTTATTCAGTTTTGTTGATACCGTATTTTTAATACCGTCCCAAACATTTGCTGCAGTTTCCTTGACTTTGCCCCAAGCATTTGAAACTGTGTCTTTTATACCGTTAAACACATTCTTTATACCGTTCCAGAGATTTTTTGCTGTTTCCTTTACCTTGTCCCAATGTTTAAAGAGCAGAACACCCACCGCAATAACCGCACCGATAGCAATAACAACAAGACCTATCGGTGATGTGACAAACGTCATTATTGCACCGAACACTCCCGTCACCACATTAAGTGCCTGAGTTGCGGCAATTTGAGCGATAGTCGCAGTTGTAAGCGGTGCAAAAGCAGCCGCCTGCGTTCCTGTCATGACAGCAGAAAATGCAATTAGTCCGTTTCTTATCCCCTCGACTACATTTGCAGCCGCAACAGCAATTTTATATGCGGTTACCGCTCCGGCAATTCCGGCAATCACAGGTGAAAGTGTGCTTGCAGCGGATATTACACCCGAAGCAATATTCATCACTGCCACAAGTGAATTGCACAAATTCGGTACTACTACATTTGCAAGTGTCTGAATTAATTCAGTACCGTTTCCGCTGAATGCGTTTACAATGCTGTTCCTGACATTATCAAACGCATTATGAAGTCGTTCTATTGCCGGCTGATTATTTTGAATTGCATTCTTTACAGCGTTAAATACTGTACTTGCAGTATTATAAATTGTCTGAATTGCAGAAAATAATCCGTTTCCTATTGCAACAGTAACATAAGAAATAGCGGGAGTTAATGCACCGAGTCCGTCAGACATAGACTGAAGAACGCCTTTAAACTGTGATGAACCGAGTGCATCAAATATCGCAATTTTCACACCCTCGAACTGCAACTTTAACAGTGTGAGTTTACCGCTTACCGTGTCATTCATAGTGTCAGCCATTTTTAAAGCCGCACCTTCCGAATTATTTATAGCGTCAGACAATGAGTAAAAATCATCAGGACTTGCATTCACGATTGACAGAAATCCCGAAAGTGCATTTTTTCCGGCAATCATTGTTGCATACTGACCTTTTTGAGCATCGGTAAGTGTTGAGAAGCGTGTCTGAAGTTCGGGAATAAGCACAGATAAAGGTTTCATACTGCCGTCCGTATTTACTGCAGAAATCCCCAAAGCCGACATAGCCGCATCTACTTCTTTGGTAGGTTTCGCCAACCTTGTCATAACACCTCTCAGAGAAGTACCTGCGTCCGAACCTTTAACTCCGGCATTTGCCATCAGACCGAGTGCCGTGGTGGTATCTTTCATTGAATATCCCATTGCACCCGCAGTTGCCGCAACATTTTTAAAGGACTCGCCGAGCAAAGATACATTTGTATTTGACTTTGACGCTGCAACCGCCAAAACATCAGCGAACTCACCGCTGTCACTTGCTTTCAGTCCGAAAGCGGTCAAGGCATCGGTTACAATATCAGATACACCGGCTAATTCCTCACCGCTCGCAGCGGCAAGGTTCATTATTCCCGCAATACCGTCAATCATCTGCGATGAATTCCAGCCTGCCATACCCATATATGACATAGCCTCTGACGCTTCTATTGCAGAAAATTTAGTTTTAGCACCCATTTCCTTTGCTTTCTCGGAAAGTGCAGTCAGTTCTGCACCTGTTGCTCCCGAGATTGCGGATACGTTTGCCATTCCCTGTTCAAACTCTCTGCCGGTATTCACTACATCTTTGCCGAAGTCTATCGCTTGACGTACACCGACAAACGCTCCTACGGCTACTGCCGCCTTAGATGCCAACGAGGTTATAACCCCGCCTACTCCGGAAGACTGATTTCCGAATTTTTTCATTCCAGACGTTGTACCGTTTAAACTGTTTCTAAGGTTATTGCTCGCATTGACAGCGGACTTCATATTGACGAAAAAATTACCGTTATTAAGGCTTAAAGTTGCACCTATATTACGAGCCAATTTTTACGTCACCCACTCCCCAATAACGCCTTATACTTCTCCGTCTCCTCTTCCACAGCAAGCTCCATACTCGCCTTTAAAAATATTTTTTCAGACAGTGATAGCCTTGCAAGCCTGTCCCAATCAAATCCCTTTTGAAGATAGAAATGAATAAGCTGCAGGTCACCGTCCGTCTGTATTAGTTTTTTACGGCTTCAACACCGCCCATATATCCGGCAAGCTTCATACACTCAATCGCAATCTGCGGTATTTCGCCCGGTGCAAATATAATTTCGACAATATCCATAGGTACTGCACAGCCGAATGCGTCCTGTACTTCCTTCGACTTAATGTCAGGTTCTTTAATGCATTCATAGCACATATATTTATCACCCTCGCCTGCCTCCATATCATTTGCGTCACGGCAAAGTGCTCCGTCTGGTTCTTCAATCGTTATAACCGAATCAATGGACTTGATATATAAATCCATTGTCTTTTTAATTTTCTTTGACGCAATCATCTGCTCCTTACGTCGTAAAAGTTCTGCTAATGTTAATTTTGTAGCCTTATTCATTTTAGTGTCCCTTCCTTTTTTTCTTAATAAAAAACAGCTGTATAGCCGTCATTTTTTAGTGTCCCCATCATTATTTTTATACACACGGGTCAGCGATTGTATCAAGATACTTAAATCCGACAAATCCGCCCGAAAATTCATCTTCGGTAATTTTTCCGTTCTCAAATGCCTGAAGTGTAAGTTCATCAAGCCAGCATGACATAAGCTGTACTCTTTCTGTACCGCCGTTATCGGGGTCCTCCAATTTTGATATAAGCGACAATCGCTCGTCAATACCCGCTGAAAGTTTCTCCGCATACGTTTTGCCTCTTGAATAAATCTTTTTTATTTTCGCTGTCCAAGTACCGGACACACCCATCAGTTTACTGTCGTCCCACATTTGCCCCGAAAAGTTTATCGTTTCACGGTTTGTTTTGATTTTTGCTTCAAATGAAGTTATTTCATAACAAATACTGTTGTTCCACCAAAAATAGCCGTGCGTACCGCTGATTACTTTTCCGACAGCGGGAAGCTTTCTTTCTCCTGCCATTGTTTACTGCCTCCCTTACTCCATATTTATAGAAAATTTCAAATCCTCTATTGCATCACAGAATGTTATATCCGCCGTTACAAAAACATAACTGCCCGTCTTTGCCTTACGAATCTGTTCATCACTGTACTCGGATATATCATATTTTTGTACAAGCCAGTCACGCTGTGCATTAACATCTATATCCGCTGTATTTTCCGCATCGCCGTACAGTACGCCTTCTCTTACAAGTCCGTCAAAATACTGATTTATCGCAGCTACAAACATAACCTTATTGTCATAGCTGTTATTAATTCCGATATAGTTATTCTCAAATGCAGAACGAATATCGTCACGCATTAAGTCCATACCCTCAATAATTTTGATTTTCTTCATATCTTCGGTCTTATCACCGCTTAAGATATGCAGTGAATTTACACCTCGTGCGACTTTTACTTTTTCACCGTCATTGATTAATATAAACTTGCCTTCGTCTATATCTTCATCGGGAGTAAGACTCTCCGTTATAGAGTCAATTTCCGAAAGAACTTGATATGTTGCACTCTCCGTCATTGACAGTCCTGCAAGCAAGCCTGCAATTCTTGCACAATATTCATATGCCGAATATGTCTTTGCTCCGACTTTTATACCGCTCGTGGAAAAGTTAACAATGCCCTCATTATTTGCCGCAGAACAAGGCAAAACCGCTTTGAACATCTTTTTTGCCGCTCTCTGTGCAATAATCCAATTCTGCAGTTCTTCCGTCAAATCTTTATGTGGTTCCAACCCCGGAAACGTCAGCCAGTTCCACGACTTGTTTCTAATGCGTGCCAAGGCGGCGTTATATGACTTTTTGAAGTCCTCGCCTGTTTCCGCTCTTTCCACAAGCACTCGTTTCGGTTTGCCGAGAAATATTTTATTCAAGTAGTCAAGATTTGTCGCTGTCCAGTCGGATTTGACAATATCGGCTTCATAGTTATATGTATAACTTAAATTTTCATCTCCGACTTTGGTTGAATCTTCAAGAATAACCGCTACAATTCCGTTCTGACTTCGTGTTACCGCAGTCTGTGCCTTCGTCTTAAATTCAATTAAAATTTCAGGTAACCCCATTTTTATCCCCCCGTATCACAAGTTCATTCATTTCATCATACTTTTCTGTTTTATCCACAGCCTGAATGAAATTTATATCAAAATACACATACATTGCACCATTTTCAATTTCAAAATTCATTTCATGAATAGTCAGATGTCTGTCCATAATATCGAAAGTCGGGTACAAAAAAAGCTCTTTAATCCTGCTGTAAGCACCTATACAGTCCTCCACAGTTTCAAGAGCCGATATATATTTTAATTCTACCGAAACAGTAAGTTCCTCAAGTGCACCGCCACAGCACTGAGGCTGTACATCTGAAGGATACGCAGAAACAAACACTGCCGGTTTAAAAAATCCCTCATCTACTTCTGAGGCAACCACGTTAAATCCGGCATTCGCAAGGATTTCCGCAGTTCGTGTCTGTATATCTTTTTCTGTAATCATCTGTCCTCCTACATTTGTATATCTTTTGTTATCTTATCAAGCAGTTTTTCTGCACCCGAGTTGAATTTTGCCTGTGCCTCCGACATTGATTTTTCAAGCATAAAATCACCTTGTACATATCCGCCGGATTTAATGCCTCTTGCAGAACGCTGTACACGATTAAGTTTTCTGCCTCTTTCCCGAGTTCTGCCGCCGCTTACAATCTTGTGACCGAGTTCTATAAGATGTGCATGAGGTGCTGTTGACTGAACTCTCACTACTCTCACTTTACCGTCCTTATACAGTTTTACTTTTTTCGTTCTCCATGAGTTTAGGAGTTTCTTTGTCCTTACCGGTGTAAGTGATTTTGTTCTCTTATTTACGGCACGTCCTTCTGCCATAAGGAATGCGTCTGCCTGACTCGGATAATTCTTCTCGCATTGCTTCATAGCTTTTTCAAGTTCGTCAAATCCGAATACATCAATATTCCTTGCCATTTCGGTCTTTCTCCTTTGCAACAATCTGCAATTCCGTATTGTTTTCGCCTATGTTAAGAACAGAAACAATATCAAGAACCTTTAGCCCGAACATAATTTTCATATCCTCGGTTATATTCGGAAAATACCTTGTTGTAATTTTGTATGTGGTTTCTGCACGCAGTTTTTGTGACTCCTCATACTCACGTCCCGACATCGGAGAAACATTTGCCCATACGGCATACTCATTCAAAGAAAGTTGATGTGAATACAGCTGTCCGCCGCCTGCCGATTTCCATACTGCGTTGCCTTTGTTATCTGTCAGCACATACACAGAAGTTTCAGCGGCATTAATGTCACTGCTTAATTTAGGTTTGAACGGAATCCACACAGGCACATTTTCATTCATTGAATTTAATCTTTTATCAAGTGGTTTCAAAAATATAACCCGATGACGCAGTTTTGAAAAGTCCATTAAAATGCCGCCTTTCTGTATGGTCTCAGCAATGTATAAAATATACTCGGCACGCCGTTTTTAGTTCCGTCACGCTGTTCAAAGAAATATCCTATACACACAAGCATAGCTTGTTTATAGCTTTCCGGCAGTTTGTCAGGCATTGCAAGACGTGTATAATTTTCGCACATTTCTTCTGCTAAGAGAATGAGTATTCGGAGATAGTCGTCCTCTGCGTCGGAATCCAAATGCAGATACTGTTTAACCTCTTCAATCGTCAGCATTTTCTTCTTCCTCCGTTTTAGACTGCACTGTTTTAGATTTAGTGTCCCTTCTTGTTGTTTTTGTGTCCCTTACTTCTTCCGCAAATCCGCACTGAACCAAATCTTCGCCTATTTTCTTTTCAACATCAACAGTCTGACCTTCAGAAAAACTGAAAGTCAAACCCGAGCATGAAGTTGTTATCTTTATTTTCATTTTACCCTCCTATTATTTCATCTGAACAGTCTTAACCGATTCAGGCAATATCAGCTTTCCGTCTAATCTTTGGAATACACGGAAACCGACTTGTCCGTTCTTTGCAAAAAGTTCATTCAATCTTTGGAACGAACGTCCCTGTCTGTCAGCCACCCAATAATATGATAAATCACCAAACAGCAATATCTTATTGCCGGACTCTATCTCAGGCATATATGCAGAAGTATGTATCGGACGGTTAAGAATTGTATCCGGCTGTCCCGCCTGCAGACCCGGTTGCCATAAATACTGACCGTTACTGTCTTTAAGTTTTCTTATAGCCTTTATTGTACTGTCGCTTGACATAAATACGGCATTCTTTCGATACGGTGTTCTAAGACTGTGATATAGGTCAATTATTTCATCTGTCGTAATTGCATTTGACGCAGCAGACGTAACCCCTACTTCAGCCGTATTTAACACACCTGTCGGTTTTCCTGTACCGTTGCCGTTTATAAATGCCAATTCCTCTGCCGCACCCATTCTTCTTGCAAATTCCGATGATATGTATGTTTCAAGATTGAATGCGGAGTCATTGAGCAGTTCTTCCGATACTTTTATAATCGTACTTAGCTTATGAGCTCCAAGAGATACCGTTCCGAACTCATCATCGCTTTCAGTGTATTCCGAGCCTTCATCTGTCCACACAGCCTCACCGTGAGATGCAACTACCGGAATCTTTTTATCACCGTTTGCACTTGTTATGATTGTAGTTAATCCTCGCATAATGTTTTCATCGGCAAGTTTGTCAATAAGAACTGTCTCGTATTCGTCCGGAACAAGATATCCGCCGTCACTGTCAGTACCAATCTGCAATGTATCATGTACCGAATATGACAGCTGATTATTCTTCATAAGCTTCCAAAATGCCTGCTTATATTCGTCACTTGCTCTGCCCGTTTTTGCATTACCGTTCGTTTTAGGTGTTTCAAGAACGGGTGTATTAACCGGAGAATTCAGTCTTTTTTCCATCTCTGCCTGACGTTCTAAAATGTCTATCTCCTTGCCGAGAGCAACAATTTCACTCTCCATTTTTTCATATGTTTCTACGTCCTCTGCCGAAAGCATATCGTTTTCTCGTTTTGCATTATCAAGAAATTTCTTTGTTTTTTCCCATAACGCTGCTCTTTTTTGTCTTAAATCAGTTATTGACGCCATTTATATTACCCCCATTATTTCAATAAATTTAATCTTGTTTCAAACTGTTCTGACGGAATACAATACTTTGAATCTTCCGGCTTAACTATCGGCTTAAGTTTCTTACGCATTGCGGCAATGGTATTGGTCACCATTGTTGTTTTGTCAAAAATCATATCTTGATTATCAGTGCTGTCATCATTGCCGTATAGGATTTTGTCGCAGAACCCCATATCATGTGCCGAATGTGCATTCATCCATGTTTCTCCGTCCATCAAATGTGACAGTTTGCTTCGTGACAGTCCGGTCTTTATCTGATAAGCATTTATGATTGATTCCTTTACTTCGTTAAGAAAATCAATACCTTGTTCAAGTTCAGATGCCTGTCCGTAAAGCATCATCGAAGGATTATGTATCATAATCATTGATGTCGGAGACATCTCAACCATATCCCCAGCCATTGCAATTACAGATGCCGCACTTGCCGCAATGCCGTTTATTTTAACGGTAATTTTGCCGTTATGTTCTTTCAGCGCCGTATATATTTCACTTGCCGCAAAACAGTCACCGCCCGGACTGTTTATCCATACCGTAATATCACCGTCGTACCGATTAAGTTCATCACGGAACATTTTCGGTGTTACATCATCGCTGTACCAGCTTTCTTCCGCAATTACGCCATTTAAAAAAAGCACATTTTCTGTGCTTTCATTTTCTTCGTCTATTTTGTTTTTAACAGTCTTGAACCTCCAAAATTTACTCATTTTCACTTTCACCCCCGCTGTTGTAATTTCCGGCATTATTTATATCAACCATATTGCCGTTACACAAATATCTGTCACCGCCAAGCTCTTTAGGTATTTTATTCATATCCTCCAATTCCCTTATATCGTTTGCACTGTACCATCCATTCTGTCTGCCGATAGCATATCCGCTCATACGGCTTTTAAAATCCCCTCGCAGCAGTCCGTCAACATTGAATTTTACGAAGTATTTTTTCTGTTCTTCTTCTGTCAGAAGCTGCTGAAATATTGTCTGCTCAATCCTCACAAGCCACGGTCGGATTGTATTTGTCACAAAATCAAGCGACTGCTGTTCTATATTGTTAAAACTTGATTTTTCCAAATCGGCAATCATATGCGGAGGAACACGAAATATTCTGCATATTTCATTCACTTGAAATTTTCTTGTTTCGAGAAACTGTGCCTCATGAGGATTTATCGAAATTGGATTGAATTTCATTCCTTCTTCCAACACTGCAACCTTGTGTGCATTTGAACTTCCGCCGTATGCGTCATTCCATGCGTCACGAACTTTTTCAGGCTCTTTCAAAACTCCCGGATGTTCCAAAACTCCGCTTGGTGTACCGCTGTTTGAGAAAAAACTTGAGCCGTATTCTTCGGCAGCAATAGAAAGTCCTATCGCATTCTTAGCCATAGCAATCGGTGAGTATCCTACCAGTCCGTCAAATCCCAGTCCGACTATATGCAGAATTTCATCTTTGCGAAATACAAATGTCCCCTGCTTATCACTGTTATATGTGTAATATATTTTTGTGTCCGCACCTCTGTCTATACGCATCTTTTCCGGCATAAGCGGATACAGCGCCGTAACCTCACCTTTACCGTTTCGGATAATCTGTGAATACGAATTCCCCCACAAAAGCAGATGTGACATCATAACCTCACGCATTATAAAACTGTTCATTTCGGGATTGGGTATATCGTGCAGAAGTCTGTACAGCGGATGCGTAAAGGCTCGCTCTTTTCCGCTGTCCGTGTATTCATAAAGATGAATCGGCAGACTTGCTACCGTTTCCGATATGATACGAACACACGCATATACTGCCGTTGTCTGCATAGCCGACCGTTCCGTCACAGATTTTCCCGACCACGTTCGCCCAAAAGGAAATGAACGTCCTCCTCCGATACTGTCACCCGTATGATTTTTAGGCTTGTCTCTTGGTTTGAATATTGATTTTATAACCCCCATATTTCCTCCCATAAAAAAAGCACCTCTAATGAGATGCTAAAAATCTATTTATTTAATTTACCCTCGAGTAATCGGGATGGAATATCACTTTTAACAATAAAACTTATCAATAATCCAACAAATGAAATAATGCTAATAATATCATTAAACATAGACACCCATCCAACTTTTTAGGCGAATTTTGTAAATCAAATCGCACGCGTTCCCCTTTTTTTATCTTTCTATTGCGTTTTTGTTTTGCTCTTCCCAATTCACATTCAACCTCATCTTAATTGTAATTATATTTTTCAATTCGCACTATTTACTTTTAAAATATATACATATTACTCACTGAACATATTACTAAAAATATCGTCACCATATTTATTATACAATTTTGCCGCTATTTCATAGCAATACTCATCATCCCTTTGTGATATTACAACTATGTTCATTATTTTTTCTTCTGACACAAGAGAATATACTACCCTAATTCCGATACCTTTATATTTTATTTTGAAAAATCCAGTCAAATTATTTCCACCTTTGTTTCCCAATGGCTTACCATAACCATGCGGAACAGGCAGAGGATTTGTTCTTACTTTTGCAATCCCCTTTAATACCTGCCCTTTCAGTGAATTATCTAATTTCGCCAAATCTTTCTTTGCTTCATTTAAGAATTTAACTTGCCACATTATTCAAACTCCACATCATCTATACCATTATATATTTCTTCTTCTGTAAAACCCAACTCAGTAATTACATCGTTAAAATCTGTGGTTTCATGACCATCGCTTATTCTTTCATTCGCAATACCAAGAAGCCTTTTCTCTTCGATTTTATCAAGTAATAGTTCCATCTTTGCCGCCTTATCTGCCATTTCACGATAATTGTCAATAGAAATAACCAACGCTGTCGGCTGATTATTTTTCAGTACAATATATTCTGCATTATTATTTTTTACGTCTTCAAATATCTGTGCAGTTTTTCCTTTACTAAAATCAGAAATAGGTATAAGTTTATCGGCAAAATTAAGAATTTGATTATTAATAGTTCCCATACTAAAAACCTCCTGACATATATAGTATTATTCTTTCTATGATTATTATACTCAATCCAAGCCAAAAAGTCAATAAATTTACCTAAATATTTTTATGTTAATTTATTTTAAAATACAATAATACCCCTACTGTCATAAACACTTCCCTGCTGTCCGCCGTTACGAACTGCTCTGTCGAGTGCCATTACTGCTGCAACCGCACCGTCTATTCGTTCGGTACTGTGTTTCTTAGAAAGTTTAATATTTTCTGCCGAATCTGTTTCTACACATACATTATCAAAATTCCATCTGAGTACAGGATGATTGTTATGTATAATCTTTTCTTTCAGAACAAGCGAGTAAAGTTCCTTGGTCGGAGGTGACATATCCTTAAAGCCTTGTCCGAACGGTATCATCGTCAATCCTTCATCCTGCAAATTAAGAATTATCTGCGTTGCATTATATCTGTCATATGCTATTTCACGCACAACGTACTTGCTTGCAATATCCTTTATGTCAGTCTCTATTCTTCGGTAGTCAACTACATTCCCCTCTGTTGTTCGTATAAATCCGTTTGCTTTCCATACATCATACGGAACGTGGTCACGTCTGACACGCTGACGAAGATTTTCTTCCGGTATCCAAAAATACGGAACAATTATATATTTTTCTGTATCGTTTCTCGGAGGAAACACCAAAACAAATGCCGTAAGGTCAAGTGTTGTTGAAAGGTCAAGACCTGCATAGCATTCCCTTCCGATAAGTGTATCAAGATTTATTACTTCATCGCACGCATCCCATTTCTCCATCTGCATCCATCGTGTTGACTGCTTAACCCACTGATTAAGTCGGAGCTGTCTGAACAGATTTTCCTCAGCCGGATTTTCCTTTGCCGACAAAAATGCGGCACGGACTTTTTCAATGTCAACCGTATGTCCGAGCGAGGGATTTGCTTTATACCAATTACGTTCATCCGTCCAGTCATCTGTATCTTCTATTCCGTATATAACAGGATAAAATGTCGGATCGATTTTTCTGCCTTCCAAAATGTCAACTGCCTTTTGGTGCTGTTCAAAACATATGCTGTTTCGGTCTGTTCCGGCAGTAGTTATAAGAAAGAACAGTGGCTGTGTTCGTGCATCACCTGAACCTTTTGTCATGACATCAAACAATTCACGGTTCGGCTGTGAATGCAGTTCATCAAATATTACGCCGTGAACATTAAGACCGTGTTTCGTGAAAGCCTCACTCGACAGCACTTGATAATATGAATTAGTCGGTTTATACACAAGTCTTTTTACTGACATAACAGGCTTAATTCTCTTTTTCAAAGCAGGACATTGTTCAACCATATCCACCGCCACATCAAACACAATACTTGCCTGCTGACGGTCACTTGCACAGCCGTATACTTCTGCACCCCATTCACCGTCACCGCATGTAAGATACAGCGCCACTCCTGCTGCAAGTTCTGACTTACCCATCTTCTTCGGTATTTCAACATATGCTGTGTTGTATTGTCTGTATCCGTTCTCCTTTACCGTACCGAACACATCATTTATTATTTTATCCTGCCACGGCAGCAATTCAAAAGGCACACCCCGCCATTTGCCTTTTGTATGTTTAAGTGCATTTATAAATGTAACTGCACGTTTTGCTTTATTTTCGTCATACATTACTTTTTCTCTCCGCCCAATGAAAGAAGCTGTTCCATTGCGTCATCACTGCTGTCATTGCCTCTGTCTGTTACAATTCTTGACCTTGACGCAGGAGTAAGACCGAACTGTTCACAGAACTTGCTCATCTGTTTCATATACTGCTGAGCAATAGATACCTGCGGCACTTGCTGCCAATATCCGCTCGGAGTTTTGACAATAGCACCGTGTCTTGATATAAATTCTTCTGCCTCTTTCCAACGTGCATAAGCTTGGCAATATCCCGCAAAAGCCGCCATATCAACTTCTGTTAGAATACCGAGCTGTTCCATCTGTTTTGCAAGACGTCTCCATTCCTTTTTCGCATCATCTTCAAGCCATTTCGGACAAGACGGTGCACGAGCCGCAGGTTTCGGCTCATTTGCGTTTAACTGCCTCTTGCCTGGATTACCCTCAAGCTGTTTTACTGCCGTTGGTTTCGGCTTTCTGCCCCTCTGTGCCAAGCGTATCACCTCCATTCGTATAAATTTCTTGTCATTAAAAATTTTCATACAAAAAACCGCCATTTAAGGCGGTTTAAAAATTGTATTTTCTTATTTTTCTGTAATCATAATCTCATATTCATAGCTGTTTAGTTCAAAAAGGTCAACTACTTTCCATAAATCATATTGGTCAGGAATATCTTTAACTGTTCCGCAGAAATAAACGTCTGTATGTTTTTCATTAACCAATTTCATTGTTGCGTTTCGGTTGATAAGGCTGTAAAGTTTCTTTAATTTTAGCATTTTGTTTTCCTCCGTTTTCTCGGTCTGTTTATCTTTTTGTTGTACACATATTACCGTTATATGAGGACTTTATCAATACCATTACTATAACAAAAAGTACAGCCTTTATTTGTGTATATACTACCCTCGTATTCCCTTAAAGTTATAGTTTCCCTTACGAATTTCCGCAATGTCGGCATCTTGTGCCTTTTTGTATTCCGAATCGGTACATTCTTTTTTCTTGCAGTCCATACAGATACATTCGCTGTTAAACATACTTTGAATTCGACCGTCTTTTAAAGACTTTCCGCATCGGTCACAGTTTTTCTGTGTAAAAAAATTATCCATCTCAATTCACCTCCGCCATACAGCGTTCAAATGCCGTCTTTAATTCCTCCACGGGCATACCGTTAGATTTATACCCGCGTTCTATTCCTCCGTAATAATACTCTGTCGGTGTCTGCATCTTTTGACAGTATTTATCGTCCATAACATAGAACATCGCTTCAATCGTATCTTCGCCGTTATCAATTTCCACCGAAATATTCTGCTTGATATAAAAGCTCGGATAACCCTCATAATGGTCAAGTGTCTTTTCGCACTGTTCTGTAATAACCCAAAGCAGAACAGGCACTCGGTCTCCTTCAGATTTTTCAATGTTGGCAAAGCCTCCGCTCCTGAATGTGAGCCGATAGCCGTTTATGTACCCCACCTTGTACACTTCAGCATGCGGACATCTATACGCCATCTGTTCCAAATTAATGTTTGAGCCGTATGCTCCGTAGATTTTTGTTTTCATAATATTTCGTCCTTTCTGAGTGGTTGATTTTTGTAATACCGCTTCTACTGCCATAAGGACGGCTTAAACCGTCCGTTGGCTGTAACTGTTTCAGAATTATTTGTCTTTCTCTCTCATACTGCGGTGTATAATTTCAAGTATTTCATTCTGCTCCTCTTTACCTACACCGATATTTTCAAGAGCCTCATGTATTCCGCAGTCAGGACAAATCATTGTTTTGTTATCTGCTCTTGATAATGCTGGTCTGCCCGTGTATTCCTGTCCGCATTTAGGACATATGGCTGTTTTTATATCTTCATACTTCTTCATATCATTGTCTCCTTTTTGCTTTCGTCAATAGCGTGTAACAACTGTTTTGAATCAAATCCGAAGTTTCTGTATCCCCAAAGACAAGTCATAACATAACTCATTGACGGAACACCGCTCGGTCTGTTTTCGTCCAATATATATGCAAATGCTGTGCGTTCACGTTTTTTGCCCGTCTTAATTCCTGTTACCGTTACTTGAAATTCCTTTTTATAATAATATTTCGGATACCCCTCGTAGCGGTCAAGCGACCGTTCGTCCTCTGTTGTCAACTGCCACACAGCAACGGGGACTTCCGCACCTTGTTTCGGTTCAACGGTCAAATAAGAGCCCGTCTTGCTTTTCTTGAACATTAGCTTGTAATTCTCTATAACCGCAGTTCCCATAAGCCGTGCCGACGGACAGCGATACCGCATTTGCGGTATGTAAAGGTTACTGCCGTAAGTTAAGTAATGCCGTTTCATTATTATCATATCCTTTCCGAAGGAAACACCCTTCTACCACCTTAAGACCGCCTAATGCGGTCGCAGTTTTAAGGTTTTAGGAGGCTGTTTTCTTCGGTTATGCCATTCTGCCGTTTCTGAATGATGCATCTCCATCAAGGTGTTTTGTAAGAATTTCTCTTGCCGTTGCAAATTCTTCACCGATAAATCCAAGTCTTAAAAGCCATGTTCTCATTGCGTATTTAGGATTTTCAGTCTGCTGTGGTTTCGGACTTGCTGACTTTAATGTTTTTGCCATCTGACTGAGTGCAAGGCAAAGCTGAATGTAGCTTTTTAACTGTCCTGCGTGTAAGCCGTTTTGTTTTCCGTTGGACGGTGCATCGAATTGAAAAAGTCTGAATTCAACCGTTCCTTTTGTAAAAGTTGCGTGTAGGTTCAGCATATGGTATCTGCTGTCGTTGTAATGCTGTGTTCTGCCGTAGTTTGCACCGTTTGATGTGTACCAAATATCCGCTAATTCCGACATTGTTCTTGGCTTTCTTCTGTTAAGGTTATCAAGAAATTTCGGACTTACCATTCTGCAGTAATTGTTTATTCTGCTCTGTGAAATATTTAATGCACTTGCTATGAGGCTTTCGTGGCTTGCCATTATGTTTGCAAGATTTCTGAGTGTCTGTGCTGTGTGTCCGTTTGCACCGATATGAATATGTACGCCGCATCCTCGTGTTGCATCGCTTTTGGCTTTTGCTTTTCTAAGTCTTCTTATAAGTTCCTGCAAAAGCGGAATATCTTCGTATTTAAGAATCGGCGTTACCAATTCGCATTTCTCACTGTCAACCCCTGCAATGCTTACATCTCTTTGGAACTTCCATTCTCTGCCCTCCGTGTCCCAAGCTGACCAAGTGTAATAACCGTTTCTGTCTGCTGTATATTTGTATCTGCCTGTTCCGAAATAGTCTGCGGCTATTCTCGCAGCATTTTCTCTTGTAATGTTGTTCATTTCAACCTCAACACCGATGGTCTGTCTTTTCATTTCCTCAATCTGAATTCTTGTTTTCTCGTTCATTGTATTTCCTCCGTTTTTAGGCTTTCTGCCCTTTTCTTGTAACACATATTACCGTCATACGGAGATTATATCAATACGATTAGTACACAATAATATACACTATAATTTGTGTACATTACGGCTGTATATTGAGTTCGTGTTTATCTTTCTTACTTACATCGCTCCGGTCTGCCGTAGCGAAATGCACCGTCACCGCTGAGATTTCTCATCAGTTCTTTACGGAGCGGTTTATATTCAATACCTGATAAACCGATACGGTTTAAGAATGTACGCATTGCAAATTTTTCGTTGTCAACCGGCTTATCCTTTGTATTCACTCTTACAGCTTTTTCCGCCATTTGGTAAAGGGCTTTGAAAAGTGATATATACAGTCCAAGCTTTTCATTTGGAATTACGCTGTCAAACCAGTCAAACCATATTTCATCCTTGTTCCATTCAACTTTCAGTTCCTTATCCGTACCGACTGCTTTTTGAAACAAAGTCATTTTACCCGCAATAATCGCTTTGAGATTTGCAATTATTTTATCGTTGCAAGGTTTATCGGATAATTTTGAAATCGGCAGTCCGATTGAACAGCCTATTGTTTCACTTTCAAAATCTTTATTTGTGTCTGCAATATCAATATTTTCATCATTCTCGGTTTCATATCCGCACTCATACAGCTTTTCAAGTAAATGCTCAACTTTATCATTGTCGGTGTCGTTTGAAATTTTAAGTGTTCCGTCACTCGTAACTGTACAGTCGTCGCCAATTTGATAAGCAAACGACGGTGCTCCAAGATATTTAAACTTTTCTCCGATTATATTGCTAACTGCTTTTACGAGAGCCTTTCTTTCCGTTCCTGTCAGATTATATTTAATCTCCATTACGGCAATCCTCCTTTATTTTTTTGTTAAGCACATATTACCGTCATGCAGAAAATATATCAAGGTGTATAGTACACAATATTACGTTACAGAATTTGTGAGTTCAGCATAGTGAGCAATTCCGTTCAATACATAGAACACACACGGAAGTGCAACACCATTTCCCCACATCGTATATTCCGCACTGTCGGAATGAGGATTTTTAAGCCACTTTATAATCTGATTTCTTGTTTTCGGTTTTGTACTTTTACAAAGTGCTTTTCTGTGATTTTCAAAAATGTCCGACCATTTCTGAATTTCTTCTTCCGTAGGATTTTCTGTTTCCAAACCGTCACACCACCATATAGGGAACCCTTGCAGCAGAGCACATTCTTTAGGTGTCAGACGTCTTACTATATATTCCGTACCGTTTGTATCATTTACAAGCGGAGGGTCTTTGTAATCGCTTGCAACAAGTGTATTTGCACATTCTTTTTCGGCACTTGTAAAAAATGATGCCTTGCTTGCCGAATATGCAGGTTCAGCTACCGCTCCCGGACCTTTTGCCACCATTGTCGGCTGTTTCTCTTTTTCTATTGCAAAATCATATAACGCATTTTGTCCTTGATTAAATGCAGCACGGTCAATTCCGTATGCAACCGCATGCCGGTCAACTGTATTTAATGTAAATGATGTATCCTGATTAAATCCGCTGCCATTCGGCCCGTTTTTCTCCTTACGTCCAATTATTGAGCCCTGTAATGCAACAACAGCCATTCCTCCTTGATTAGATGACGGATTTACACCTCCGCAGTCAATGGTACGAGAAGTATCTGCCGCATATATTCCGCTGTTCGGATTGTCAGACTTCATCGAATTGCTGTCGTTTGAACATATCCCGTACACTTTCGGTTCAAATAAGGTCTGGTCATTATTACAGCTTAATGTTGCCGACTTATTTTCTTGTATCAATGCACCTTTACCGCCGCCGTCACATCCGCATCTGATTTTTAAAGTTTTCGGTGTATGCACGACAAACGGCTGATTATTACCGCCCGTTCCAAAAGTTGCAAGCACCGTCTGTGATACTTCCAACGGACCTATATATCTTGTAGCTTGAGAGTGATTTTCAAACATTACACACGGCGGATGATGTGCCTGTGCTCTCAATGTAGTTGTTTTGTCTTGCGTCACATCTATACGTTCTCCGCCTTGATCGTTTAAACATATTGTGCCTGTTTCTCCAATGCCCGTTTCAGCAGTTCCGGCAGTTCCTTGCCGCGAGCAGAGGCTCTTCTTAAAATTCCCGAACACGCTCTCTGACTCAAATAATACTTTTCCGGCACATTCTCCTGCAAAATCTGCGACAAGAAAGATTCTTCTGCGTCTTTGAGGGACTCCGAAGTATTGCGCATCGAGTATTCGATAGGCAACGGAATAATCATTTCCCACAATTTCTCCGGCTGTTGTCCATTTCTTTTCAGGCATAGGAATATGTACGGTTTCATCTTTGATTTTGCAGATTTCTTCAAGGACTGTCCTAAAATCCTGTCCTTTTGAGCTTGACATTGCTCCCGGCACATTCTCCCACACAATCCATCTCGGATATTCTCCATTTGTATTCTCCCTCATTTCCTTTATAACCCGAATCGCCTCAAAAAACATTGATGATTTTTCACCGTTTAGCCCTTCACGTTTTCCTGCCAAAGACAAGTTTTGACAAGGACTCCCGAATGTAATTATATCAACCGGCTCAATCTTTCCGCCGTTCATTTTTGAAATATCCCCGTAGTGTTTCATATGCGGAATACGCTTGGTAGTAACCCGAATAGGAAATGATTCGATTTCACTCGCCCATATAGGCGTAATTCCAGCCATCATTCCGGCAAGAGGAAAACCTCCGCTGCCGTCAAATAATGAGCCAAGTGTTAAATTACTCATTAGTCAATACCTCACTGTACGGAATTTTTTCACCGTTACGCAATAAAAAAACGTCATCTGAATTTTCTTTAAAATCCACATAACGTCTTACAATTACATCTACAAACTTCTCATCAATCTCAATCGCATAACATATACGGTCAGTCTGTTCGCACGCAATCAATGTACTTCCGCTGCCGCCGAACGGTTCAAGAATAACTGAATTGACCACACTTGAATTTTGTATCGGATATGCCACAAGCGGTATTGGTTTTGTTGTCGGATGAAGTTCCGATTTCTTCGGCTTGTCAAAATTCCATACCGTTCTTTGTTTTCTGTCAGAGTACCACTTATGTCCGGCAGTAGGTTTCCATCCAACAAGTATAGGCTCATGACAATACTGATAATCACATCTGCCGAGCACGGGTGTATTTTTCACCCATATACACGTTTGATGACAGAAAAATCCGGCATCACGAAATGCCGTTCTGAAATTTATACTTTCCTTATCAGCATGAAAAACATAAATACTTGCACCATCCGCACAAACATCATACATACACTTAAAAGCTGAAAACAGAAATTCATAAAACTTTCCGACCTCCATGCTGTCATTTTGAATAGTACCTGCTGTGCCCTCGTATGCAACATTATACGGCGGGTCTGTTACAACAAGATTTGCTTTTTTGCCATTCATCAAGTTTTCATATGTTTCCGATTTGGTACTGTCACCGCATATTAATCTGTGTTTTCCCAAAAGCCATATATCACCTTGTTCAGATACCGGATTTTCCGAAGGTGTCAAATCTGCATCATCTTCTTTAACTTCACCCTCTTGCGATTTGGCGAGAAGTTCATTAAGTGCTTCTTCCGTAAATGCAGACATTTCAAGTTCAATGTCACCGCTGTCCTTTATATCTTGTAAAATATCAGCAGACATTTTCATATCAAGTTCTGAAAACTCCTGTATTTTATTATCTGCCATAAGGTCGGCATATTCCGAAGCTTCACTTTCATAATCCTGAAAATCAACGGGAACTTGCTTTGCTCCGATTTCTTTTGCGGCAAGAAGTCTTCCGTGACCTTTTACCACAAATCCGGAACGGTTTGACACTACAATCGGATGTCGCCAGCCTTGACGTTTTATGATTTTAGCCAATGCGGTTATCTGTTCCTTCGGGTGCTTGTTCGGATTTCTCGGATTGCCCACCAAGCTGTCCGTATCAACAATCTTATCGTGAGCACAATACACTGCAACTCCGTCTGCTGTTGCTTTCGGTTCTATATGTTCAATCATACTTTTCCTCCGTTATGTAGATTCCAATATTGTTTTCTGCATTTGTCCGAGCAAAAAACTTTTCTTTTTTTGCCTGCTGTATGCTTAAGCCGTTTTCCGCAGTTCCGACAGATAAGTCCAAGCTGTACAGATACACCGTTGTTCATTGCCACCACTGGTCCTACGCCTACAAGTCCGTTCCGTTTACAATATGATTTCACTGTACTCAGCGGCAGAACAAGTGTACTTGCAATATGCTTATATCCGTTACCGTCAAGCCGCATTCTGCGAATTTTAATTTTCTGTTCTTCGGTCATAAACTGTTCTCCTCTATCAGTAAAATTCAATAAACCATAGCCGAGTAATTGAAATCTTCATAATGTTGTAATATAATATTTATGAGTCATCTATTAAGCTCCTCTATGACTCACCAGACCAAGTGTGGTTCAGAGCAAACGAAAAGAATCGCATTTTAGGAGGAGGAATGCTTATGAAGATTTTACTGTTTTCATATTATTTTATTGTCAGTGTTCAATTTACTTTTGTAATACCAAATAGCTTCATTGAATTTTCGTTTGCAACCCTGATAATAATCGGTTCACATTTTTGTGAACCTTTTTTATATTAAAAAGCAATAAAAAATGCACACTTGAGGACGATTTCAAGTATGCACTAATGCAAGTGTCTATTGAGTTATGCGATAATTTTAATGTGACCGTTTTTAGGCCCCCTTGCTTAATTTTGCGAAAATTTGCGTAAATGGGGGCAACGGTCTACGCTCACCCATTTTTTTAAGATTATATAGCCCCTTGGGGAGAGTGTACCCATAAAATGTCCGATTATTTGTTCATTCGGGATTGTAAACTTTTAACCGATTATATATTTTTTATTTGCTTCGCTGCCTATGAGATTTTTATTATAATTGCATATAATATTTATATATTAAACTGCTGATTGCGTTTTATTAGCTTGATATTAGCAGTCTAATATGTTATAATAATACTACAATCAACGGAAGGAGTGATTTTACATGGCTAACATATCAAATGTAAGTTTTCGCATTGACAGCGACTTGAAAGCTCAAGCCGATACACTGTTTTCTCAGCTTGGTATGAATATGACCACAGCGTTTAACATTTTTCTGCGTCAGTCAGTACGCGAAGGACGTATTCCGTTCGACATAACTATAAACACACCCAACTCAGAAACAGTGGCGGCAATGCTTGAAACCGAGCGTATGCTGCGCGATCCCAATTTAAAGGCATATGATGTTGAAGACGCTCTAAAGGAGTTGAAGTCATGAATCTAAAAGTCATCTGGACTTCCAGATTTAAAAAAGACTACAAACTCGCAATCAAGCGCAACCTAAACATTGAGCTTCTTGACGATGTAATTCGTATGCTTGCCGCAGGACAGACATTACCGGAAGAATACAATGACCATCAGTTAACAGGCAATCTCAAGGATTACCGTGAATGTCATATTCAACCGGATTGGCTGTTGATGTATCGCATTGAAAAAAACATTCTTGTTCTTACACTGCAAAGAACAGGAACACACAGCGATTTGTTCGCCAAATAAATATCGGGACGATTTCAGTAACTGTATGTAGGTTTACTGTCAAACCGTCCCGTTTTTTTATCATGACAGCTCTTACAAAGGCTCTGCCAGTTGCTTTTATCCCAAAACAATTTATTATCACCTCTGTGCGGTTTGATATGGTCAACCACCGTAGCTTGAACGTATTTCCCGTTCCTCTTACAAATCTCGCACAGAGGATGTTCTCTAAGATATGCCTTGCTTGATGTTCTCCATTTACTTCCGTATCCACGCTTTGTGGCTGAGCGAGTAACTTCAGAGTGACATGATATATGTTCCTCACAATATCTTCCGTCAGTTAAATTTGCACAGCCCGGATGTCTGCATGGTTTCTTTGGTCTGTATGGCATATTCTTTCCTCCAACGAAAAAAGGACGCTCCGTATAGGAAACATCCTTCTTTGTATAACTTTTCACTTTCAAGTCTTAAATATTTATTTCTAATCTTCCCTGCAATACCGTATTATCGGAATAATATCAAGTGTATCGGAATAACACAACCTCAATTATTGGAACAATACACAAAGCCGACTGTTACATATCATCTCTCTGTTTATTCTTCTCTCGCGATTATAGCATAACACACTTTTTTACGATGTTCAAGAGTGAACTGAAGTGAACTTGCGTGAACTATAGTGTCCAATTTTCTTTTTATATGATTTTATCAAGTTCAGCCAAAGCTTTCAAGTGCATTTTATGAATATACCGTATTGTAAAATTAAGTTCCAACGCAATATATCTCCACGTTTTACGGTCGGCATATCTAAGCCACAAAATCCGTTTATATCTTTCATCTGCGATTTTATCAAGCTTTTCCCATACTTCTGCTTTAAAATCGACAAGTTCATCAATATCTCTGTCAATATCACGGTCAATATCGATTATCTTTGTCATTATATTTTCAAGCGGATTTTTATTCCGTGTATGCTGAACTGTTTCTCCGCTGTAATTCGGAGTGGTATTCATTGCAACATCACGAAGTGTCATAAGACGCTGTTGTTTTCTGTTTATCGCATTATCCATTGTTATAAGCTGACTTAAATATTCCTTTGCCGTCATTTATATATTCCCTCCATCCTTGCTTTTATAGCCTCCATCAAAGAAGCCTGTCCCATGTCTTTATCATTTAAAGCCGTCATCACATCTTCATCAACCGTACCTTTGGTCACAATATGATGAACAACTACCGTGTTGTTCTGTCCCTGCCTATAAAGTCTTGCATTCGCCTGCTGATACAGCTCCAAACTCCACGTCAGTCCGAACCATATAATCGTGCTTCCGCCTTTCTGCAAATTCAGTCCGTGTCCGCAGCTTGCCGGATGTGCCAACGCAATTTGTATTTTACCGTTATTCCAATCGCAAATATCCCGTTCCGTTTTTATCTCACGGATATTAAATTTTTCTGCTATTCTGTCCTTATCGTGCTTATAGCCGTAATAAACAAGTATGCTCTTTCCGTTTGACGCCTCAATTAAATCCTCCAAAGCTTCAAGTTTACGATTATGTATTTTCTTCACATTTTGGTTTTCATCATAAACCGCACCGTTTGCAAGCTGCAGCAGTTTATTGCTGAGACTCGCCGCATTCACTGCATCAATATCACCGTCGGCAAACGGCAGAAACATTTCCTTTTCAAGTTTCCGATAAAGTTTCATCTCTTTATCGTTCATCTCAACTTCGTAAATATTGTCTATTCTTTCAGGCATTTTGATATAATCCGTTGCTTTCATCGAAATACATATATCCGATATTTTCTCATATATCCTTTTTTCTGCATTAACCAACGGCTTGTATGAATACACAATCGCACCGTTCCGTTTATCCGGTTTGAAATATTCATCACGAAAACCTGTTATATATCTTCCGAGCCTTTCTCCCATATCCAGCAGATTTATCTCAGCCCACAAATCAATCAAGCCGTTAGGTGCAGGCGTTCCGGTCAGACCTACAATTCTGTCAAACTTAGGTCTGACCTTACGCAGTGCTTTAAACCGTTTGCTTTGATGGGATTTAAACGAACTGAGTTCGTCTATCACAACCATATCAAAATCAATGTGACCGCTATTTACAAGCCACTCTACATTTTCACGGTTTATGATATAAATGTCGGCATCCGCTTTTAAGGCTTTTTCCCTTTCGTCCGCACTACCGATTGCTATTGAACATCTCAGGTATTTTAGCTGTTCCCATTTGTCACACTCCTGTTTCCATACCGACAGTCCAACTCTGAGCGGAGCTATTATAAGGACTTTTGAAATCTCAAAATAATCATACATAAGGTCACTTACAGCGGTGAGTGTTGTTATCGTCTTACCCAGACCGCATTCAAGCATAAGTGCCGAAATCGGATTGTTTATTATAAAATCAACACCGTACTTTTGATACTCATGCAAATTATCTCTGCTCAATTTCATCAAGCACACCTCCGATTTGTTCCGTACCGTCAATGCAATACACCGAAAAACCTAATGATTCTAATTGCCTTTTTCGCTTTATCTGTATGCTCCTCATTTTCCGTCCGGGTGCTTTCATCTCTGCAAATGCAATTTTTCCGAAAGGTAGCAAAATCAATCTGTCGGGCATACCGTTAAAGTTCGGCGATACAAATTTCAGTGCAAGACCTCCGTGTATTTTCACTGCATTCACAAGCATTTTTTCTATCTCTTTCTCACGCATTTTACCTCCCATACAAGTTCCGAAGTTCCTTCCGTTCCCTATATCCTACGCGCGTATATATATGTGCGTAATTTTTAATATAATAATATATAATCTATATAACTTTTTAGGTAGCATCGGAACATTACCTTTAATTTATATAGGTTTTATGCCGTTTTTTAGTGTTCCGAACCAAGCTTTTTTACGGAACTTTTCGGATACATCGGAACACAAAACAGATATAGAAGTCTATACCTCTGTCCTTTCGTAACCTGCTGCCGCTCCATAAATTCCGAAACGGCTCTTTTTGCTCATCTTCTGCCAGCCCTCTATTTTTGCCATAATGGCAGATATGGCATTTGCGTCAATCCTTTTCAAATCCGCTTTCGCCTTACCGAAACATTCACACCATATTTCCATATTGCATACCTTCTGACGCTTTATTTCCCCTTTAATATTCACCTCTCCGAATTCACTTCCGTCAAGAAAATTCCGACGTTCATACAAGGACATTTCATTCCAATTTACAGGCAGCAATGTTTCAAGGTATTCACGCACCATACCCTCACGTTCGTCTGTTTCCATAGCCTCACGCTGAAGTTTCTTAGCAAGTTTCTCCGTCTGCTCATCAAGAATAAGCGGTTCGCCCCGCTTGTAATACACAAGCACCTCCGCCCAAATTTGATCTATATCACTCTGTGATAGGTGCCACGGCTTTTTCTTTGAATTACCTGACACCTTAACAGGGAAAAAACGGCGATTTCCCGTAGTATCACGCAGATACCCATGTTCGGCATTTGTAGTTCCGATAAAAATACACTGCCTTAAATGCGGTGTTGCACGTCTTCCGAATGAGGCACGAAACACATCATTCTGCCTTGATATAAAGCCGCGCAGTGTTTCAATCTCAGTTTTCTTAAGTCCTGCAAGCTCGCCTATCTCTAAAATCCAAAATCCCTGTAGCTTCTCCGCCGCCGTCTTATCCTTCGTATCGGATAATAAAAGCGAATCGTTAAACCACTCACCGCACAGCTTGGATATAATCGTCGACTTTCCTATCCCCTGCGGTCCTGACAATACAAGCATCGTATCAAACTTAATGCCCGGTATCATAACACGGGCTATCGCACCGCATAAGGTTTTACGGATTACGGCGCGTGTGTACGGATTATTCTCTGCGCCGAGGTAATCGGTAAGCAAGGTGTCAACTCTTTCTGTCCTATCCCATTCCGGCAAGCCGTCAAGATACTGACGAATAGGATGGAACGAGCGGTCATCGACTACCTTTGCCAATGCCACGTCATAGTTCACCCTTGTGAATTTACCGTAGTGGTAGGTTAAGTACGTTAAAAGCTGCGCGTCATCCGCATCGCGCCAATATTTAGACGGATGCTGCCACGGCACATTTCCCTTTATCTCTATACAGTCCGACAGTTCGTTGAAAACGATACCTTTAAGTTTCGGGTCGTTCTGCAATATAATCGTGAGGTTTTGTATAGTGTTCTCTATATCTCCTCTCTTGTTCATAGACAGCCTGTGCCGCCACATCACATCGTCATCATCCGAGATAGCCGAAAACTCCTCCTGCGCCGCCGTTTCCTTATCGGTGAGCGTCTGTGCCTTGACATTGTCATCGTTCATCGCAAAGTCCATCATTGCTTTGAAAGACGGCGATTTCTCGCTGTCTGTTTCGTCCTTGTCTAAGTATGAAAACTTATGTATCCGAACAAGGTCAAACGCATTACACAGCTTACCGCAAGCCGGATCGGTCGCGTGATGGCTGTATGCGAATTTATCGTTATAGACTATAACTCCCGCGATTGAGTCTGCCGGGATATAATCATATCTTCCGTTTAAGCTGCTCGGCGCATATACATCCGACAAAAATGCGCTTATTGCCTCCTGTATCGGATACGCGCGGCAGAATGCGCCGACCATTCCGTCCTTTGTCAACGGGTCGGCTTGCTTTTTCAATGCGTGGGATACTATCTTTTTCTGCCTTGACGATACGGGATATTCAGATGTATCGTGCCAATCCTTATACCTTGCAAGCACAGCGTCCGCATCCACAGAATTTCCGTCCCGATGCCGGAACACAAACTCACCGTCAGCAGATGTTGATGCCCAATACATAAGACGGTGCGGCTGATAGGTCGTATCGTCAAACTGCTCTATTCCGATGTCGGCAGCGATGCGCCTTGCAATAGCCGTGTACTCGTCCGCCGTAACAGGACGGGACAGCGGGATTATAAGCCTGAGTCTTGGCCGTTCAGGTGTGTGCTTATGCGTTGAATATATAAGGCAGCGGAAATCAAAAAACAGTTCTATCTGTTCCCAAAAATCATCATCCGCGTAATCTGCATCAAGTGTAAGCATACAGCGGTTTACAACGGTGTCCTTCTTTCGGATACCGTTTCTCAGTTCACCGCCGACAAAGCCGCCCACGTCCTTTATATTATCCTGCTGACCTTTCGGTAGTTTTCTGTATTCCTGCACAGTTTCTGCCGTTCTGATTGTTTCGGAACAGCGCTGTATGAAATCCTCCCAAGACATCTCTTTTATCTTCCAAGCCCGTGATGTTCTGCTGTTTCCTACGGATATTTTCATCGCCTGTTCACCTCCACGCATTCCGATGTAAAGTATCTGACGGGAATATGCCGTTTCTTTGCTATCCAGATTTCATTTCTCATCCCTTCAGATACTGTATCCCCAAACACCCACACCTCACGGCAGCGTCTGAGCTTATGCAAAGCAAGGTTTAAGCCGATTTTTCGCTCAACCTTGACATTATCGTCAAGAAACTGCGTGAAGTAAATGTGAGGACAGAACGGGACCTTGCCCTGCATCACAGCAAAAAACGAGTATCTCTTGGCGTTCTCTGTATTTGTTTTTACATCACCGCGATACGGAGATGCTATGTAAACCCACGGAATATACTTCTTCCCTGTGCAGAACGCTTTCTCCATTTGCCGTATGCTGTCATACGCACCGCCGAATGTCGGATCGGGATAATGCTCACTGTTTCTGTGCATTTACCTTCCTCCTGTGATACATCTCAATCAAATCCGTTCTTCCCTTTTCCGTCAAAGTATATCGCGTCTGCTCACGCTCTGCCTCTGCTTTTGACTTATTCTTGTAAAACGGACAGTCCCTGCCGCCGAAATCATTATTCATTAAACAGGTACAATAACCGTTGGTATTGGCAAAGCAGTCCTTATGCTCAGAACACGGTATTTTTATAAACATATCAAATTCCTCCATCTTCAGCCTCCTCATACGCACAAAGCTTCTCCACAGCAACTTTCATCGGTTCAAAGCAAAAAATCTCGTGTATCAGCGTTTCTCTGTCGTATTCGGGAAATGCCTCGTGGCTCAAAACCGCATCTCCATACTTTGTCCGTCTCGTCAGCCTCACCGCTGTTTGCTGTTTACGCTCTGCTGCCCTGATTATTTCCGTAACCATATACGCTAAAGCAGCAAACAACGGCAGTATAAAATACTCACCGCCGATTACAGCTTTATCACGCATATGTATTGTATATATGACCGCTGCAAGCTCAAACAGTGCGCCCATTATAACAGCGGTTAAAATTACTCTCTTTTTCATAAACCTTAATCCTTCCTGTAATATTCACACTCATATCCGTCTGCACTCAAGGGGATACCGTCCGCCCAATCAGGATTTATGCTCATCAGCATACACATCTCATCAACCGAGCCTTGACCGTCCGGCACTTCGGCTATTATTTCATCGTGGACGTGGAAAACAATATCGTATCCGGCATTTGCGACATTCATCATTGCCGAAGCAAGCAAGTCCCTCGCAATCGCCTGTACGATATTCTCTACCAGCTTACCGCCGAATGTTTCAAGACGCTCCCATTTCTTTGATGCGCTGACACCCATATATGTGATACTGTCGCCGCCGAATCGGTTTGTGCCGATACGCGGCTTTATATACGACAGCCTGCGTCCGCTCGGCAGGCGTATGAACAATATCCCTCGCTCGTACATAAACACAAGCTTGCCGAGTGAAACGATTGTTTTTTCCTTTATTGCCTTCATAGCTGTGTTTCCGACCTCTGTCCACAACTTAACGATATGCGGATTGGCATTTCGCCAATCGTTGATTAAACCTTGTAGTTCATCCTCCGGCACTCCCATCTCAACCGCGCCCATATTCTTCAATGCACCGACCGAGCCGCCGTAGCCGCAGGCAAGCTCGGATATTTTACCCTTTTGCCGAAGATGTCCATTTACGCCGTGTTTTTCGACCGGAACACGGAACATCTGACTTGCAGAGGCGCAGTAAATATCGCCGCCGTTCCTGAATGTGTCAAGCCTCCACTGCTCACCCGCAAGCCACGATAACACACGCGCCTCAATAGCCGAAAAGTCAGCAACTATAAATCTGTGATTTTGTTTCGGAATAAGGACGGTGCGGATAAGCTCAGACAGGACATTCGGAACATTCCCGAATGTCATATCAAGCATTTCAAAATCTCCGTCTTTTACAATATCCCTTGCAAGCGTCAAATCCGGAAGATGGTTTTGAGGAAGATTCTGCGGCTGCAGAATATTGCCTGACCATCGTCCGGTTCTTGAAGCACCGCAGAAACGCATCATTCCGCGCACACGGTTATCTTTGCAGACAGAACGCATAACTGCCTCGTATTTCTTTACCGATGTTTTCGACATCAACAGCCGCAAGTGCAGCATCTCCTGTATATCTCCGTCCGTTTCATCTGCAAGCGCCGCTACAGCCTTTTTTGACAGGCTGTCAATCTCCACACCGTTCTCTATGAGCCAATCCTTAAGCTGTGCCACAGAGTTCGGATTTTCCAAACCCGTCAATGTATATGCCTGCTCCGTAGCCACTGCGGTCTGTATGGAATTTATCTTTATTGCCTGCTGCGCCAATGATAAATCCACAAGCACACCGCGGTCGTTTATTCTCTGATCAAGGACATATAACCGATGCTCTGACTCGCTGATGGGATACATCTCAAGCTTTTTTGCAATCTGTCTCTCCACATCAACATCTCTTTTGCAGTATTCCTTAAACAGCGCCCATTTCTCAGGAGCGTCCTTTGGCATATTTCTTGTTCTGCCGCCGTTTGATTTTGTCGGCTTACAGGAAACGCAGAAGTATTTGATTAACTCCTTACCCTCTGTCATCTTCTGCCGTTCCAAGCCAAGAGCCGCACCGACATCTGCAAGCGATGACGGCAGCGACAGTTCCGCAGCCTGTACCGCTGTGCAATACCAAGACGAAGGGTCAAGCAGGATGCCGAGATGCTTCGACAGACACACCCGCTCAAACTGAGCATTGAATGCTGTCTTTATAACTGTGTCGGATTTGATTGCTTCGGTTATTTCATCCGGCAGTTCTTCACCTCTTACAAGGTCAACAATATGTATTTCCCCGTCATCTATGGAATAGGAAAACAGAAGTATTTCAAAAGCAGGAGAATCGGCATATTTATACACTCCGCACTTGATAAGGTCTATGTCAGAAAATGTTTCAATGTCTATGCTTAATTTTTTCATAAATCTCACCATTTACCAATAAATTTTAGGTTGACTTTATCCTAAAATTAGAGTATAATATTTATAGAATATAAATGGAGGTATGCTATATGAATGTTAATACAAACACAATGGTTTCTATTTCTGAAGCCAATCAGAATTTTTCTAAGGTTGCAAGACTTGTCGACCAGTACGGCAGCGCTGTAATTCTTAAAAACAATTCGCCCCGTTACTTGATTTTAGAATTCAACCAAGCTGACGAGCAATTAGCCGCGCCAACTGATGATGTGTTAGCTATATCCAAGAAAATAATGGCTCGTAATAAAACTGTATATAAGGAGCTTGCAAAATGAAAATTCTTACTAAAGAACAGATTTTACTGCTCCACTCACAGCTTGTAGAGGATTTCGGCGGTTCATCTGATATACGCGACGATGCACTTCTTGACTCAGCTATCAACACACCATTCCAAACATATGACAGCGAAGAATTATATCCGACTTTATTGGATAAAGCCTCGCGTTTATGCTTTGGTCTTGTAAAAAATCATCCGTTTGTCGATGGCAATAAACGCATAGGGACTCACGCAATGCTTGTATTTCTTGCAATAAACGGTGTTGAATTGGAGTACAGTGATACCGAACTGATAAATCTCATTTTGTCAGTTGCAGCAGGAACACAATCCGATTCGGATATTCTCCGATGGCTCCAGCAGCATATCATTTAAGAACATCTTATAAGGTGTTCTTTTTTTGCATACACATCCTTTACTCTTAACTCAGGAAATCGTCATCCTCATCCTCATACGCTTCAAAATCGTCCTCGGCTCTTGTGCGTCCGCCGAGCGGCTCACCGTCTGCAATCTTCTGAATATTGCCGAGTCCGCAGGCAATACCTCGGTTTCCGTTAGTATTGAACGGATAAAGCGATATTGACACTCTCGCATAACAGCCGCTGTAAACCTCGTTACGGTCTAAGATAGGCTGTACATTCTTATCTACAATCTGAGGCTTATCATTTGAATTGCAGTTTATGAAATAGCTGTCCTGATACGCCTCATCGTCCGGGCGCTCAATATCACCGTCACGGAGCGGAAGTTTCAGATTTGCCGGAATTCTGCCGCCAAACTTAGCCTTGCCGTCCTGTTTCGCCTGTTCGATTGCGTCCTGAATAGCCTTTACCGTCTTTGTATCCGATTTCGGGATAATCAAAGAAACACTGTATTTCTCATCGCTGCCGTTAATTGAGGCAGGTTCCCATATATGCTCGTATGATAATCTAACTTTACCTGTTACTAAATGTGCCATATTCAAATTCCCTCCTAAAATAACGGGATTTCATCAAAATCCCCTAATGTATGTACTTCCTCGCGCTTATCCGTTTCCGGAACAAGCGTTAATTTGCCTTTCGGTTTGATAATGTATTCACCAAGCAGCTCTCGGAACTGCTTTTTACCCATCAGCTTCTCCATCTCCGTTATACCGATAAGCGTATTTTTATATATCTGCGAAAGCGTATAACCGTTATCGCGGCATACTTCCGCAATCTTGCCTTCATCCGCATACTGACGCTTTGAACGCCCCTCGACAACCTTGAAACCGCGCCAATGCTTACCCTCGTTTATAGCCTTTGCCTGTGCGTATGCAAACACATCCTCCGCCCATTTGGAGAGGTCGGCGGCAATCGTAAGAACACCCGCTATTTCATCATCTGTCAGTTCCGCAGGTTCTTTGAATTCGTGTTTTGCGGTTTCAATCATAAGCTCTGCCCTCTTTCGACAGGTGGCTCTAAGTTTACAGAACCGACAATGACTTCCGGCTTTGAACTCACCTTCGCCTTTCGCTGCAAGCTGTGCGATTGGTCTTAGTGTATTTTCCGCCCAAGAAAGCAGCTCATCAACAGACATCTCCCACTCGGAAATACTGTCAAGTCTCGGCTGAACAATCGCCATCTTAACCGTTTTTACATCATACAGGTAACCATAGAGATTTAACGCACCCAAAGCATACAGCATCATCTGCGGATTATGCTCCGCCGATACAGCCACGCCTTTGCCGTACTTGAAATCAATCACCTGTATAACATCATCAGCTACAATGACAAGGTCGCCTGTGCCAAAGCCGTCCTCGACATAGTTTGAAAAGTCAAGTCTCTGCTCTACCATAACCACTGCATCGGGACACGACTTTCGGATTGTTTCAATTTTATCCGTAGCATAATACGCATAGCTGTCTGTGTGTCGGTCAATCTCCTCTGCGTTAAAGTTTCCGGTAGAAGGCATTGGAATATCCCGTTCACCTAAATACCACCTGACCTTATACTCTGCGACTTCGTGAGCAACAGAACCTTCCTCTGCATACACTGTCGTTTCATCGGGCAGTTCTTTCTCAAGCATAGCCGAAGGCGGACACGCAAGCCAGCGATGCGCAGCCGATGCGGACAAAACCGCGTGTTTAATCGGAGGCATTTACTCCACCTCCATCTGCTGCAAATCAGCATAGAATGCGTCAAGGTCAGCATCTGCAACGGCTGTAATATTCTTTACACCGTATTTTTCAATAAGCTGCTTGATTTCCTCACGCTTTCCCTCACGGGACAGCTTAACCGCAAGTTCTCGGAGCTGTTCGTGCGTCACAGAGGGCGTGTCTGCCCCTTTCTGCGCCGATACTTTCTCTTTTGGTATACTATCCCCATCGGACATAGCATTCGCCATAATTTCCAAGCTGTCGGCAAGTGAGCGCATACCGTTTACAACGTCAAGTAAAAGTTTAATCCTGCTCATCCTACACCCGCCTCCTTGTTTACCTCGTGTATGGAAAGCTCCTCCACACTGTCTCCGGGAACAAGAATTGTCATTTTACATGGCATACCGAATAAGAGCCGAAGGAACTTCTCTCTTACCGAAACACTGCGGAAGTTGACAACACTGTCTGCTCTCGGTTTCTTTGAAACACTGATTTTCAAAGTATGTTTCATATTTTATCGTCCTTTCCGAAAGGCTGATTTTTAATGCCCTTCACTATACGGACAAATAAAAGGTCAAATGTGAGGATTTTTTATATAAACTTTTTTAATTTTTTATAAATCGTTCTAAGACGATGAGAAATAGCCGAATGATCTACACCTTCCTTCTTTGCGTATTCATTGACTGTTACTCCCTCAAAGTATATGGCTCTGATAAGAGCCTGCTGTTTGCTTGAAAGATGTGTGAGAGCCTCGTTTAATCTCTCAGCATCACCCAATCCTTCAAAAAGCGCTGATATTCCCTTGTCCTCTACTGCATAATCAGCACCCTCATATGTACGCGCCTCAAGCGAATAATGTCTGCGTTTTTCCTTTTTGTCATTATTCCGCTCCAGCCTGTCAAGCTCTGCAAGAACACTCGCCCACTCATCGGAAACTTCAAGTTCCACATCTCCGTCTACAAACTCATATTTGATTTTCATCAAAAATGCCACCTTTCTCTCGCGAGAAAAATGGCACTCTAATAAGCCGAAAAAACTCGCATTTTTTTTATACGAGCCATTCGGCTGTACTACATTTTCAGACAAAATCCCCCATTTTGTGTAAAGGGCAAAAAACGCCCGGCAAACAGCGTTAAAAAACACTGTTTACCGAGCATTTCCCCATTAAGTTTATTTTGCTTTTATGTTAAAGCTATTTTACAAGCTCTACTAACCACGGTGTAATCGGCTTTGCGATTGCACGGGCGTTTAAATACGCCATTTCAAGCGTCAGACAGGTATTGCCTAAATAATACCCGTCCATTACTGTAAGTGTCATTGCAAGGTCGGGCTTGTCCATTTTCGTAAGATAAATGGGCAACAGGTACTGCACCCGTCCCATATACCCCTGTGCCGTAACAAGTCCCGGCTCCACCACAACCTTCCGTCTTGCAAGCTCTACCGCAGTTTCCAGCAGCAGAGGCAGATTCTTAGCCTTGCGTATCTTGGCGGGAAGTCTTTCTAAATTTTCCTCATCGCCTAAGATATGCTCAACATTTACTCTTATTGGCCATTCGGGATTGAAATTCAAACCTTGCTGCGCCATCGGATATATCGGTCGTTCCGGTAAAGGCTCAATGTATTTAAGCCACGGTGACAATTCATCACAGAAACCTCTGAAATACCACTCAAGCATAGAGTCCATCTTTTTGTTTCTGCCGAAGAATCCGTATATTCCTTTATATCTTGGCGTATAAAGTCCTGTATGAAAGCAAGCACATTCATTTTCTACATGAAAATATTTTGATGCTTTCTCCTCTACCGATTCCGAATTAAATTCAATAGCCTGTTTGCGAAAGATAGTATGTATATATCGTTCTAATATCGGTGTTTCAAAATTCTTTGTTTCAACCGCAGGTTTCTTAAATTGCCATGCCTCCGGCAAAGCCATACATTTTAAATCATAAAGATGCCTGTACCATTCCGGTACATACGCAAAATCGAATAAATCAGTTTGTAACGTCATCATTGCATCACCCTGCAC